CCCCGACTAACCTCGGGGTTTCCTCCCCGACCCGGTTATATCATCCACTAAGTAACCGGGTCACTTTGACCCCGACTGTACCCCCTCCTCGCAGTCGGGGTTTTTTTATCCCGACCCGACTTGACCCTAATGTAAAATCATGATCTAATGCATCAACAGTCAACAATCATAGAGGTGGGTCATGGAAATTAGGTTCGCTAGGTTTTTCAGCACAGATAGCGCCAAAGCTATCAAAGCTGACAAGTATGGTTCTCTTAATGGCATAAACTACATGGCGCCACACACTACTGGTGGTGTCGGTAACCTGTGCCCAAAGTCAAGCCCAGGTTGCAGATCGCTGTGTTTAGGGATCTACAGTGGCCAGGCTGCAATAGTTAAAGATATTGAAGCCGGAACCAATAGCGTAAGAGATAGCCGACAACGCAAGGCGAAATATTTTATGAGTGATCGCAAAGCGTTTATGGCTGAAATGACTTGGCACATTCGCAAGCTGGTCAAGCAATCGGATAAGAAAAATAAAAATCTAGTTATCCGTCCCAATGGTTCAACGGATATATCGTTTGAACGCATTGCAGCTGAAAACGGAAAGCCATTGCCTTTTGTGTTTCCGTCCGTCCAGTTTGTAGACTACACCAAAATCCTGGCGCGGGTGTTATCCAAAACCAAGCCGGACAACTACCATTTGACGTTTAGCCTATCAGAAGAAAACCTGGACGAAGCTAAACAAGTTTTGAAAGCTGGGTTCAATGTCGCCGTAGTATTTGGCCACGGGCTGCCCAAAAAATACTTAGGTCATGAAGTAATAGATGGTACACTGCACGACCTACGCCAGCTAGATCCGTCCCCAGTTATCGTGGGGTTAGATCCGAAAGGCGCAAAAGCTAAAACCGATACCACGGGTTTTGTGGTTCACGACTACTAGAGGGGAACTAAGATGGAGGAGCACTGGAAAGAAAAGCATTGCGAATGCGGATTGGATAACCAGGGCAATTGGAACGAAAGGTTATTTGAAGAGTTTGGTTGCGAATGCGACCCACAGCTTCCAGCGCCGGGTTGTTGACTGCTACTTTAGGCGCTGGCGCAGCGGGGTTTTTGACCTCTTCCCCGCTCGAGAGCTCCCACCCTGCTGACATGCCTGGGTGGGAGCTTTTTTTATACCCCAGGCCCCGGCCATGTTACCGATCCCCCATCGTCCCCGGTTCCCGAACCACTGTCCCCAGACCCGACCCGACTGAGCCCCGACCCCGAACCATGGTTCATGATCCCGACCCGACCCCGACTGATATCGAGCATCCGATCCAGGAGCCCCGACCAATCCGACCCCGACCAAAGGCATGGGACCCCGGACCCCGACCCGACTCCCGACAGTCCATGCATCACTAACCCCCGACCTTGGTCCCCCCCAAACAAATATAGGTTGGGGGAAGAGAGGGGGTGGACTAAGAAGAAACTTACGCCTCCAGATTTATAATAGGCGAAATTCCACGCAACTTGATGCGATGAGATATTAATTCGGTTATTTTTTGTTACCTTAAGTTCCACCCAGAAGGGCACACTCTCAGCACACACATGAACGTCTGGTATCCCGCCGCCATAGCGGTTTTCAATCCGTGTGGTGTTCCAGTGTTTTGGTATTTTCGCCTTCAGACGATTCCACAGAAGTGTCTCCGCTTTCTGTGCCATCTATCACCTTATAATCTGCATCAATAAAAGCACCTGGGTGAGACTTGCGAAGTTCCGAAAGTCTGCCTTCTATCTCTTCACGGCTCATGTTTTCAATAGCGTGAAAATGATTTGTTTCTCTTCTATCGGTTGTCAGCCCACCCAGTGCCGCACGTGTCTTCTCTGCATTTATGGCAGCAGAGAAATGCCCCGCCTCTTCCGCATTAACAGACAAGTCCCTAAGTCTTTTCAACTGACCCATCAAGGTCACACCATACTTACGTTCTTTATCTTCTCTTAATTCAGTTATGTACTCTGCAACATGGGGGAACAAACTGGAGTCCAAAAGTTTGTGCGCCTGTATCCTGGCCACTCCATTCGTATCAGTGTAACCAGCTAATCGAGCGCATTCCGCATTTGAGTGCGTCCCATCAACAAAATGCTTAGCAAACTCTTTTTGCCTATTCGTCAGCTTGCGGCCATGAGACTCTTCTATCTCTTCCGCTCTTTTATCTATCTTTCTCTTTATAGCGGCTCCTATTTAACACCAATTTGATATTATATTTTATTTTTTTAACATTCAAAATGCCCTACGGCTAGAGATATCTGGGACGATACTTGTTCTTTTGGGACGGTGTGGGACGAGAATCATGAAACGTGGGACGAGGATATTTGGCCGTGTTCCGTGGTTTTTTGTACTTTTTTCACTGTTCGTCCCACTTGTCGCACTTTTTTTCACATTTTTTTCGTTTTTAAATTCTTTTTTTTCAAATTGCTACTATATACCGGGCCAAGGTCATCGAACCGTCTACCTGTAGCCTTAATCTTCTGGCTAAACCACTTGTCCCACGCAACCAGGGTTTCGCTGCGTTCCCCATCTTGGGCGTAAAGTTTGTCCTGTAGGCTATGGCCTGTCATAGCTACCTCTTGACACCATCTATCAGATTTGCTACGTTCCATAAAGAAAGTAGAACTAACAGAGGAAAAAGTCATGTCAAATCACGATGTATACAAGAACGACTTTCCCCACATCGAGGAGTGGGTCAAGAGCAATGGTTACTCCCACATCAACACTGGGGATGGTTGCGAAGCCTGGAGAAGAGACTTCAATCTGGAAGAGGGCGGCTATCTTCTTCTGGCCTTTGATGGCGTTTCCTGTTTTGGACCCTTGGACCAAGAACATTGGTTTTTGGGACGCTACGACAAAAACGATGTCATGGAAGATTTGCAGACCAAGGGAAGTTTGACCTTCAAGGAAGTTCAACACTGGCACCAAAAGCACGTTAAGTGGGAGGTGCGTGAAGATACCAAGTCTCCCCTAATAAGTTTCCAAGAGGGCCTTAACTCAGAAGAGAAAGAGGTTGTCCTTTCCCTAATCCAGCAACGCATTTTTGATCTGGAAGAGGAAGACTGTGCATTTGAGAACGAAGACCGCCAAACAGAGGCGCAAATTCTCCGCGATGTAGAGGAGAAGCTCTCATGAACATCACAAAATTTGATAAGCCCACCCTCAAGATGGTGCGTGAGGCAATTCAATCTTCACTGGACGGTCTGCAAGTAGACCTGGGCATCCAGTTGAAAATCGGAACTATGCGTTTTGATGACAGTACGTTTACTACAAAACTAGAGGCATCCTTGTTTGGCCATGACCCATTGGCAGAGGAATGGGAAAAATATGCCAATAGGTTTGGTCTGGATGCAACGTGGATAGGGAAGAAATTCCACTATATTGGTAAGACCTATACCATTGTTGGTTTGGATACCAAGAAGAGAAAGTATCCTGTTATGACAGCTTGCGATGGCAAGAAGTACAAGTTTCCAGCGGACATTGTCGTAAAAAGGATGTCGATTGTAGAAAGGATGTCGGCATAATGAAAAACCAAAATCGTTTAGATTTCAACACGAACACATCTAATCAAGATGAATGGTTGACACCTCCATACATTATTCAAGAATTAGGTGAATTTGATTTAGACCCTTGCTCACCGCATCCAGACAAAAGACCGTGGAAAACAGCTTGTAAACATTATCACGAAGAAATGGACGGCTTGTCACAAAGCTGGGGCGGTAGAGTTTGGTGTAACCCTCCTTACGGTAGAGAAACTTTTAAGTGGTTGGAAAAACTTTACGACCACGGCAACGGCATAGCTTTGATATTTGCTAGGACAGAGACAATAGGATTTCATGAGCAGATTTGGAACAAAGCACACGCAGTTTTTTTCTTCAAAGGTAGATTAAAGTTTTATCATGTAGATGGTAGAGAGGGCGGTACCGCAAACGCACCAAGCTGTTTGGTTGCGTATGGAACCCAAAATTCGGATGCGTTAAGGCTTTCGCAGCTAAAAGGTAAATTTGTAAATTTAAAGGCGGTATATGAGGAGAAGCTTTCATGAAAAACCAAGTCATATCTCTGTATGACTACACGGGCGAAGCTCTTCGTCCATGGGCAGAGGCTGGATATGAGTGCTTCGCGTATGACATCCAGCATGAAGGTCAGCGAACGAAGAGCATAGGAGACTCCTTCTCCCGATACATCACATATGTCCACGCTGACCTTTATAAGCCGAATACCCTTATGGATATTCTTGTACGCCATGGAGCAAACAACGTGGCCTTCCTGTCGGCGTTCCCCCCTTGCACAGACCTAGCCAGCGCGGGTGCGCCATCTTGGAAAAAGAAGGCGCAAGCCAATCCACATTTCCAGACAGAAGCTGTTAGTCGGTTGAAAGAAGCCTCTATACTGGCGGAAGCGTTCCGTTGTCCATTTTATATTGAGAACCCAAACGGGGCAGTTCCGCGACTGTGGCGGAAACCTGATTACCGTTTTGATCCATACCAGTATGGCGGGTATCTGCCAGAGGACGATGAACATCCAAGATATCCAGAGGTCATTCCCCCACGGGATGCGTACAGGAAACGCACTTGCCTGTGGACGGGATGCGGATTTCGGATGCCTGATCCAAGGCCCGTGGAATACGAAAATGTTAAATGCATTCCTAAGAACCCTCTTAAAGGGGAAAACTACTCCCCCGTCCATGCGAAGACGGGCGGCAAATCTTTACGAACCAAGAACATCCGTTCCGCAACCCCGCGTGGGTTTGCCATGGCGGTGTATGAGGAGAACCATGCCTAGAAGCAGTGTTAAAGGAAAGGAAATCCACAACCGCTTTGATGGTTCACAGAGCGGAAGGTTTGGGGGGCATATCGTCCATTGTCGTTTGAGCGTGGGCCTCCCAAAAGACCTCGATGACTTTTTAACCAGGAAATCCTCTGCGCTAAAGATAGGGAAAGCAGAGATAATCCGAAGACTATTGATAAAGGAAAGGGATAATGATTAAAGACAAACTTGTTCCGTGTCCCTCATGTAGTGGGAATGGATACATCCGAAATCCACCAGGTGATCCAGACGTAAAAGGTCTGAGCGTGGATCAGTGTCAACTGTGCGATAGCGAAGGCGAAGTTCCGAAGCATCTTGCTGACGACTGGCCCTTTAAATAAAGGAAGGAAGGACTAATGCAAAAGATTAATTTATCTTTGAAAAACGTGACCGCCATCCCTGTGACCAAGGCGCTACGGGCGTTGAAGGGAGATTATATTCTTGTTGAGGAAGATGGCTCAACCAGTGTGGTGCCGTCCGCTGTGTTCAAGGCTATGAATGTGCTACAAGGTCACCGTCAGAACTCTGCACCAAAAGTTGATATTCAGCAACAACCAAAGGCCCAGGAAAAGCGAAACCATGTCTGGCCTCAAGTTGAAGCGGCTCTTAAAGATAAGGGCGCGTTGACCACGGCCCAATTGGCTAAGATCGTAGATGTGCCTTTTAAGGACAACCCATCGGGAGCCAGAAGCTATATCGGTGGCCTCTGCCGCTCCATGAAGAAAAGGAATGTTCTGGAGAGCGTCAAGGTGGATGCCCCTAATGTGCGGGGAGATGTACGTGCTTTATCGCTCTGGGATTTTAAACGCAAAACTGGGTCCTTTTCCGAAACAGACTGGGCCGCATTAGTTAAGGACACTTCTCAGGCTCCTGGTGGGTAATTGTACGGACAGTTATCCACGAAGGGCCTGAGATTGCCCCTTATTTTTGGGAGAAAAGCCGTTATGATTA